CCATGATAGACTTCTACATAAGCATTACAGTTTTGACACGATAGATTCGTAATCATGGTGTGTTCATTATCAATTTCAACATCTTCATCTATATCGTGGTCACCACCCCAGACAAGTTCTTCATTACATACCCAACACTTCATTATTGACTATCTTCCCATTGGTCACACATTGACCTTAGACTTACACCAACCATTCCCTCGTAACATTCATCACTCTCGGAATATGCATATATCTCATCAACTTGCTCTTTAGTTAGGTCTTCGATTGCCTCTACATTGAAATACGACATTACATCTTCGATTGCCCATTCGTAACATAAATTTTCTATTTGGTCTTGCAACTTGTGTTGCTTATTTACTTGAAATGTCATTCTTCTTCTCCTTATTAACTTATTAATTATCTTAATTATAACACCATTTACTAATTTTGTCAACCCTATACTATTTTATCGCCATGGAGTTCCTAAGAACCATAACACAATAGAATATCGTGTTCCCTTTGTAACTGGTTTTACTCTGTGTTGCATGAAACTAGGAAAAAATATTATTGTTCCTTGTGTTGCTTTTAAGTCATATCCATTTACAAATTCTAATTCACCACCCTCAAAGTCTGAATTAAGTGTACAAGTCATAGATATCTTACGAGTTTTGTTATGTAGATATTCGTTGTCTGGACAGTCAAATGTTGTTGACCATGTTCCTATGCTATCCATATGAAAATCATAGTGGTCGTTATAATCATACTTTGATATCTGACAAGCCTCAGCAGATGTAATATCAAAATTCCAATCAGCGTTTTTGTTTGCATTTCTCATATAAGGAAAAAACAAATCATAGATATAACTCTGACTTGTAAAGAATGTTTTTCCTTTACGAATATCTGTATTTTGTTTTTCTGTGTCTGTTTCAGCAGTACTCCAATTGTCTTCTGCAAGTTCAATCATTGCTTTACAAAGTTTTGGATCAACCTCATTTTCCCAACGCCAATATTCAATATGCTTAGTCATTATGTCAACTCATAATCTAAATTAAATGCAAGGGAACGTCTTTCTTCGGGCCCTTGAAATGGATATACTGTATGTAACAATGTTGATGGAAACATAAGTAACTGTCCTACTTGTGGTTTAACCAGATAACTACCAGCAGATAACATACTATGGTCAACAGTTGAATTGATAAACTCAATGTATCCATCAATGTTTTTCTTTCCTACAAATCCTCTGGGTCTAAACTCTGGTACTTTTAGATATAACACAGCTGATATACTACAGTTACTATGATAATGTATTGGATTATACTCATTCTCTTTTTGATTGACAATCCAACCAGACACAAACTTCATATTAATGTAAAAATCATCTTTGTTATAGTCAAAGTGATGTTTATCTGATAAAATCGTGTGTACATACTGTTGTCCTATGTCCATGAATATCTTTTTGATACCAATAGAATCCATTTCTTCATTTGTTAGTTCTGGTTCATCTTTTATCTGACCAGCAAGTCTACCATCCATATTATTTTTGTTTTGTTGAGTATCTCCCAAGTGATTGATACGTTCAATAATATTATCTGGTAATTTAACACATAATATCCTTGGCCCAAATGGACTTAACATTGTAGTGTCTAGTTCTAATTCACTCATTCTTTAAAATCCTTTCATTAAAATTATAATTAACAACTATTCTTTTATCAGTATTAATGGGATTTGAGCCTGTATGTAATATTGAACCATTAAACACTAGAAATCTTCCCTTCTTTGGTTTTACTTCAACTTTAATAGAATAATCTTCATTAAATAAAATTGTATTCCCATCACTTTCATTTACATAATATATCGCCACATAGTGTTTTCTTACATCATTATCTATATGAGGTGTATTGTGATTATCAAGTGTATTATTAGAACATTTCATTTGTAAATTTGCTTTAACTCTAAAAAGTTCTAAATTATTTAATTGAAAATGTGTCACCAATGGATTGAATAAATTAAAAGCATATTGATAGAAATCTGAATTTATTTCTGATACATCATTTACAAGATGACAAAAAGTATGACAAAGTTGTGGTGTTTCAATTATATTTGGATAATTAGTTTTGTGTTTTTCAAAAATATCCTTTTTAACTGTTGCATTTTGTAAATACCATGCAAAGTCTTGACTAGTAACTAGTGTTTCAAAGTTATCTTGTTCATCTTTACTGACAAGGCCATCTAATATTTTATAATCACATTCTTTAATCATACTTTAAAATCATCATAATCTGGTTCTTTTAACATTTTTAGGTTATCTTTCAAGAATCTATTACCTATCTCTGTGTTATCAAACACAGGCGTCTGGTTACTATCCACTAAATCATCTTGTTCCTTATTTTCAACATCATATAGTCGCATTTTAGACCTATCTATACCAATCACAAATCGTTTGTTAACTGTAGGGTCATTATATCTGTTCTTCAACTGTTTTACAACTATCTGATTTAACGCTTCGAGTTCCTCATTGGAGATGATGGCGAACATGAAATCAGCCGTCGCTGGGAGCCCAAATGATTCAGATGTGTCCTCAAGGCCGAGGTCTGACGAGGTGTATCCACTTCTTGTCGTTTGTGTTGCAGACATGATTGGAACATTACACTCAACGGCGAGTCCTCTAAGTTCTTCTGCAATCGACTTAATATATGTGTAAGAGTTGACATTAGATGCTCCTTTTAATCTACTAGATGCACAGATATTTAAATAATCAACAAATATCATGTCTGGTTTGAAAGACTTCTTGATTGCAAGTTCCTTAATCAATCCACGAAAGTGTGCAGAGTGAGCAGTTGCAGTAGGATATTCTTTCACGATTAGTTTACCATTCATCTTATCATTTAACTTTGCAATCTTATCATCAAACATATTCTTAGGTAAGTCATGTAAGTCTTCCATAGAGATGTTCATAAGATTCGCATCTATACGTTCTGCAATACGTTCTTCTGCCATCTCAAGTGTAATATACAATACATTTTTACCTTGTGATAAACAAGATGCAGCCATATGACACATAAACAACGATTTACCAACACCAGTACCAGCAAGACATATATTCAACGTCTTTTGTGGAAGTCCACCTTTAGTTATCTTGTTAAAGAACTCTAAGTCAAATGGAATACGTTCTTCTACTCTATGATAGAAATCAAATCGTTTCTCACTATCCTCAAAGTAATCGTGACCAACTGCATTGTCAAAACACACAGCAAGTGCATCTGTCAGAATAGTTGGTATTGCATCTGGTTTACGATTCTTATCCTTACCATCAATAATAGATATACCATCTACGATTGCATTGTATATAGCTTTGTCCTTACAGAACTTCTCTGTAGTATCTACTAACCATTCCATGTCAACATCTGTTGCATCAAGTGTTTGTATGATTTCTACAATCTTTGTATGCTGGTCTTGTGTTAAGTCTTTTCTAGACTCAACTTCTATCTCTAGTGATATCTTTGTCGGTATACGTTTGTACTTATCGACAAAGTTTGTTATCTCCTCAAAGACAACTCTTTCTTCTTTTACATCAAAGTAATCAGGCTTGATAAAAGGTAATACCTTTCTACAGTATTCTTCATTAGCAACTAGGTTACTGAGCGTTGTTCGTTCTATTGATTGGTTCAAGTGTTCCATCCTCTGATTGTGCAATTATGATGTGCAATAACACATCTCCAATTAGTTTCATAAAGTCATCTCCAAAATTTTCTCTTGGAATCCCATTATTCTCTATTATATCATACTCGAACTTAAAAGGCAACCCCTTTTTCTCAACTTCGCCGTCTACTATTTCTTCTGGAAGTGTAACCTTTCCATACTTATAGACAACACCATGAAAAGCAGTTTCAGAGGTAAGCCCAATACAAGTCTGGTTTGGATATGCATCACTATTTAAAAACACAAACTTCTTTGTGATTGGGTCTGCAAGAATTTGTTCTCTTGTTGGTAATGTGGATTCATCAATTGTTTTACCAATTGGTTCTCCTAAATGATTTACTAAATTAGACATAGTGTAAATAACTCCCTATTATGTTTTTTGTTATGTAGTTTTGGTTTATTTCCAATCATCCCACATTATGTTACCAGCGACCATGATTCTTTCGTGGTCACACTTTTGTTCTGGTACTTCGTGATTTACCCAGCCAGGAAATAGTATAAGTTGTCCTATTTCTGGATATATTTTGTTATCACCCACTACAGTAGGAAATACAAGTGGAGAACAGTTTTTACAACCACTTACACAGTAAGTGTATGACCATAGTGAAGGCCAATGTTGATGCACTCCAGTAACATCTCCTTTGTTATATATCAATCCCCAAGACTCTGATACTCTAAGGTCATAGTCTTTAGGATTACCATTTTCATCACACTCATTGGTGTAGTATCGTTTTGCAACTGATATTGCACCTTGTCCAAGTAATGCAAAAGCATCACTTGTTTTCTGCATATCCCAACGAGTGCGATAACACTTTGCAGTAGTTAGTTTACTACCATAACCAGCATCACGAATATCTCTTTCTAAATGTTGGTTTAGTAATCCACCATCAGTAATTGTTTCTGTAACAATTAGTGTTTCTTGTTTGACTAACATTAACCTACGTCAGTTCCCTCAGCTTGTTTTGCAATACGTTCTTTTTCTCTTTTATCTCTATCGTATCTTGCAACAAGAACAGATTCAAGTCTTGTAATTCTATTCTTTACTGATTTATTTCTTGCACCCTTTATTTCTATCCAATGATTTCTTTCATCAAGTAATTCTTGTGTAGTCTTATCAGACAAGAATACAAATTTGTCTTTAGCCCTTTGTTGTATAGTACCAAGCGCATTATCAAACTGTTTTGGGTCTTTTTCTTGTATTTTACTCATATATGAGTTAAGTTCATCTAGTGTTTTGTACATAATATTTCTTTCTAGTTTATAGGGAAGTCTTTCATGGTGTTCTCTGCTAAGTACTCTCCAAACCTCGTGAAATCCCCATCAAAGTGGTACTGAACAGTATGTGTAACTGTTTGACTACAACGAAATGATTCTGATGGATGTAGGTCACCCACAGCTGCAAGTTGAGCACACATTTGAATTATGAAAATTAGATTTGAAAGTTCTGTCATATTAAACACCTTATTTTATTTATGTACCTATTATCTCATATCTTATAAATAATGTCAATAGACTTTAGGAGAATATTTACTATGTTAGAAGCATTTATTATATCAATGTTAGCGTCATTTACATATGACAATTTAGACTTTTGGAAAACAGCAAACAAACAAGTTAATGAAGGATATCGTTGGGAATATAACATCAAGGAAAGAAACAAAGATGTACCAGCTATACCTTTAATAAATGAGTCGAATGGTAAACAAACTGTTATCTGGGTCTTAGAAAAATAATGTACACTATCTATACACAAAATTCTTGTGGATATTGTCACATGGCTAAGAATCTATTGAATGAAAATAAGATTGAATTTATAGAGATATCTCTTGACCATGACCAAGAAGCAAGAGTTATGTTAAAAGAGATGAAGTGTAGAACAGTTCCCCAGATTTTCAATGGGAAACTGCATATAGGTGGATATACTGAATTGAAACAATACTTAGATTAGGCACCATGACCATATGTGTCATAATCCCAATCAGAGTTTTTCTGTTCACTTAGGTATTCATTTTCTTCTTCTGTGTAAGGCCACATTAGTAAATACCTTTACGAGCTAACTGTTTCTGTTTCAT